CGCGATGTCATGCTGCGAGCCCCGAGCGTGACGCCGTTCTGGAACGAGCCCCGCAGACTCGGGCGACGATCACGCAGCCCATCCTGGAATACACCACGCAGCGTGACGTTCGCCAGTCGGTCGGCACCAGTGAACAGAACCTGCGTATCGTTCGACAATCGGCTAGCATCGGTCGCCACAGCGCGGACATCGAGAGCCGTAAGCCTGTCAGCAGCGGTCCAAAGCGCGTCAGACACGCCCAGGATGCGCGCGGCCTGCTGTGCGAAGGTCTCAGCACCAGCCACGTCGAGAACGCCGTCCTGCCACCAGTTGCTGGCTTGGCCGACCAGCGGGCGGTTCGTGTTGCTCAGATACTCGGCCTCGGCCGCGAACGTGTTGTCGGGCAGCACGCCGACCACCGTGGCGTCAACGAACGTCCCTACGCGGATCGCCACCACCATCGCAGGCAGTGACAAGGCGACCGTGGCCTCGACGGGTGGGACGATAGACGGCCCCTCGTCGAACAGCAGCGTGCCGACCGCACCACTCGTCGGCGGGCGACCGAAGATGAGGTCAACAGCGGTCATCGCTTAACTCAGGACAGCCGACACCAATCGAACCAGGCCACCCGCGTACAGGTTCAGCGTGTTCAGCGTGATCTCGCCACCGCCACCAGTGGTCGTCACGTCGCAGTCCAGCACGAAGTCACCGTTGCCGTTGACGATCCGAGCCCACGCTGCGACACCCGTGCTGGTGATGAATGCATCGACAGTTGCCACCAGCACCAGTTCGTGATCGACCACCGACCCGCAGGGATCGTCCAGTGCGATCTCGACCAGGTGTGTGCCGCCTGCGCTGCCACCGGCCGTGCCAGGGCGCGAGGTTCCGTAGACACGGGCGCGTGCATGGCCCGCGCCCGTGTCCATGAAGTTAAGCAGCCCGGTCAGCCGAGCATCGTTCGCGTCATCGCCAAGGCCGAGCATCAGGCAATCTCCGGTGTGAGGTTGTCGGCGATCACTGCGCGCCGGTCGTGATAGGCGTCGTACGCGATGGCGCTGTAGCGGACGTTCTGGTTGATCTCAGGGAACGAGTAGGCACCAGTTGTTGCATCGCTGTAGGTCTCGCGCACCACCAGCCCATCGCGGTCGCGCACGAGACGCACCAGACGGCGCACAGGGATGTCTGGTGTGCTGTCGATGGCGACCGTGCCGCTGATCGTGCCAAGACCGTCATGCTCGATGTCGCGCGCACGCGGCAGGGCGGCATTGCGCTTCGCCAGGATCGTGCCGAGCGCGGACGTGGCGTAGGGCACAAGCCCACGAAGCGGCTTCGCAGCGTCAATGGCCTCGAACGAGTCGTCCCACGTCGCCACGGGCGGTGTGAACGGTGCTGTGTACCGGCAGACGCCCTTCGTGACGCGGATGTCATCCAGCCGACCGTCGTAGTAGCGGTTGTCGCGCGAGTTCCAGCCGAGCCGCACTGGCTGACCGCTGACACCGAATATCTGGCTAGCTGAGATAGAACCAGTGGTCATCACGCCATCTTGGAACAGATAGAGCGTAGTTCCTGCGCGGCACAGAACAATGTGATGCCACTGACCGTCACAGACTGCGAGCCCACTGCTGATTGAAGAGAACACGCTCCCATTGTGGAACGGCACGTAGAGCAGATCGGTGTTTGGGATGCGGTTGCAGAAGGTGAACGCGCCGTGTGACGCGCTTGCGCTGAAGTCGAGCATCGAAGGGAAGAAGCCGCCAGCGGCATTGTTGGCCTGCGAAGACTTCATCCAGAATTCGACCGTGAACGGATCAGTGCCGAACACGAAGTCCGAGTTGGCTGGGATGTTCCCGTAGTCGTTCACGCCGTCAAGCAGCAGAGCGGCCGTGCCGAATTTCTTGTCGCTGGTAGACAGTGCAGCACCGTTGTTCGCTGTCACCGTCTTTGGTGAGAACGAGTTGTCGGTGATCGTGGTCGCGCCATCCGAGCCGTCGCAATGAAGGCTCAGAACGGTCTGCTTGTAGGCGAAGTCAGCCACGACTTATCTCCAGGGACCAGTCACGTCCAGGAACAGCACACCGTAGGTCACAGCGGCTGGAGAGCCAGTGCGCAGTGCGAGCATCTTCTTCCCGCTGAACGATCCAGTACCAAGGATCGAATCGTTGGTATTGAAGTAACCCCCCACGAGCAACGGTGTGTGATACGCACCAGGCATGACACCACGGATCGCAGAGTTGTTGGCAAACAGCACTTCACTCAGCAACAGGCCGTTGTCGGCACCGTTCGGGAACGCATAGGAGCGCGTGTTGTACGCGGTGGTTCCAGAGTAGGCAGATGCGACAGCATGGCCTGAAGTCTGGTAGCCAAGCTGCGCACCGCCGATAGCTACATGAGACCTGGCGACTGCCCACGCGGTGGCGGTGCTGGTTGGCTGTGCATAGCCGACGCAGGCTGACACGTTCGATGTGGTCGTCGCCACGGCAGACGAATCACCACCAGCCAGTACGCAAGACCAGGCGTCACCTGACTTGTTTGAGATCAGATCGCCGAACGCAAATGTCACACCTTGACCAGCGTAAGTTGTTGGGTGCGGCGACACGTACAGGTAGAAGGTTCGTTCGTCGCCAACCAGTACCCAATTGCGCGCACTGGTGTCGGCAGTGTTCGACTTCGGCCACCAGTAGCCACCCGACAACTGCGTGCTCGTCGGGAACGGGCCGGTGCCGGTGTCCACGTCGCTCATAGTCTCGTAACCGACCACGCGCGCCGTCGTGGTGCCGGTGTCATCGACGCGCAGGAAGCAGCCCGTGGCAGCGATGTCACTGGACTTGAACGCGCGCTTGTTCGTGCCGGTGTAGCTCTTCGTGAACCCCAGCGCGGCCATCTTGAAGGTCACCGTTCCGCTGATCGACCCATCGGCCTCGACCGTGGCGAAACTCACAGAGCCTGCTGCGATTGCGGTGACTTTCTTCTCACCGTTCAGGCTGGTCGGCGTTGCACCGGCCACCAAGATCACGCTGCCAACCTCGGGTGCCGCTGTGCTGGTGTAGTTCAGCGTTGCGACGCCACCGGAGATCGCACCAGTGGTCATCGTCTTGCTGCCCCAGCCATCGGAGAGGCAACTGTCAAGAACACTCAGGAGAGCGCCTGCGCTGCCGCTGAGTGTCGGTGCGCCGTTCATGGCGCTGTGGAAAACCTTTACGCTGGTTGCTGGCATAGTTACCTCTTAAGGTGCGTCTACATCGCCACGGGCGATGATCGTGAAGGAATGCTGATCGGTGCTCTCCGGCCCTTGCTGTACGGTACGCACCAGCCACACAGGCACTGTGGCACCAACTGTGTTCATGCGAACGATGTTTCCGATGGCCCAGCCAGTGCCCCAGCCGGTCGTCGGCACAGTGAAGTAGGGTGTGCCAGTGGCCGGGTTGATCGGAGCCGTCTCAGTGTTGATCGAGCCTGTGTCTATGACGCCGACGTGCTCACCGACGACTTGAAACGCTGTGGTGCTGGTGAACTTGAACGCCCAGCGTTCAGTGACAGCGCCATCGTTAGTCACGACCACAGGACCAGCGATGTCGTTGTACGTGGCGCTCGCAGCACTCCCACTGAGCGTGTCCAACCAGGTGATGCCATCCCACGTCGCTTGATCGAACATCAACGAGACACGGGCTTTCAGATCGCCGGTCACCAGTGCGCTGGACACGTAGGACGTGCCATCGGGGTATGCGTGCGTGATCTGGCGCGTGAAGCCGAGTTCACCGTTGATCTGCACATCGCTGACCTGCAACAAGTCTTCGACGCGGTGCTCGACGCGAACAGGCTGCGAGTAGCCAGTGACGTTCGTGAAGGTCACAGTACCTGCTTCCAGGTCTGCCGTGTAGCCAGCAGTGATGACAGCGTTGTTGTTGCCCAGGACACGAACACGGGACAGCCGCGTGCGGCCGCAGTTCACGACCGTCCCGTTGCTGACAGCGCCGGGGCTCGTGGTCGTGGTGTTGCCCATGACCACGAAGCCACCGAGCCGGAACATCGGCACGCGGCCGTCTTGCGGCAGGCGCACCGGGTCGAGCCCGAGGATGCTGGCATCCAGCGGCAAGTAGGTGAAGGCCACCGCGTTGAACTTGATCGTGTCGGCGAACACATACTCAGGGCGCAGAATCTTGCCTTCGCCATCGACCAGATCAGCGTCATACCACGGCTCGCTGGTCACAGTCGATGCTGTGACACGAGTGCCGAACCGCAGGCTCACCACGCCGGTCTCGTAGTTCACACTGCCGATGACGCCAGTGCCAGAGATCGTGCCGTCGTTGTTGGCGATCACGTTGATTGAGCCGCCTGCCGCTTTCGTGGCGAGAATCTGGAGCGATCCTGGACGCACCGGAGCGATGGGGATGCGGAACGAGACCTTCATCACCAGCGAAGATTCGATCTGTGTGAGCAACGAGCGCACTGCCACAGAGTTCGCACCAGAGGGCCACGAGTTGATGACACACTCGCCGGTCTGGTAGTTGATCGTCCCTGCCAAGGTTGCCGAGCCGTCGATCACGTTCAGGCTGTGATACAGCGAGCCCGAACGGTCGAAGTAGCGCAGACTGCCGACCGTGAAGTTCACGCTGCCAGGCACGATGATCTCGGAATACTTGTCGGTCAGGTCGAGCTTGAGTTGACCGACCGTGAAGTCCTGGTTGATCGGCGTGCCGCCCAGCGTGTCGGTCTGCAAGGTCACCACCAGGTTGACCGCTGTGTCCAGTGGCGTGACACGATTCGAGTACGTGTAGCCAGTCAGGACGCGCACACTGTTGGCAGGCGTTGGACTGCCACCGAGACCACGGAACACCCACTCGTACTGCGGGATCGGCAGGCTCTGCGTGATGTCAGGCTGGAACGCGCTGATGACGCCAGTGGTGTAGTTGATGTTCGCAACTGTGCTGGCACCGAGTTTCAAATGCCCGTTGCCGTCATCACGAGCGACGTGCGAGTTCTTCGTGTCAAAGACGAAGCCCTCGTCATCGTTGATACCGTAGGCTTCTGTTGACCACGCGATCTGCACGGAACCTGGAACCAAGTTAGTAGAGCCGGTCGTGATGATGATCGTGTCGTCGCCTTCGCGCGGCGGATCGGTGACGGTCAGTGAAGTGACCGTGTAGCGTGTGAAGTCCGCCGTGATAGTCACAGAGCCGCTGGGCAAAGTAGTTGGAGTGATTGCGAGAAGACCCGTCTTGTAGTCGATGGTCCCGCTGCCACCAGTGCCGCTCAGAACGCCATCACCATCGGTGTCCGTCAGTTCGTAATCCGACGCACCCTGCGACCATGTGACTGTGACGCCATTTGGCCCTGCGGCCTGTGGACCGCCAGTGCTTGGCAGTGGCAGAGTCATCGTCCAGCGCACGGCCGGAACCGATGTGCCGCTGCGGTCGATGAACTCAGCCTTCTCGCCCCACTGGTAGAGGATCGCAGAGTCAGTGTCAGGCAGCGCACCGAGAGTCACTGCAATGGTGCCCGTGCTGTAACTCACTGTGCCAGCCCCGAAGGTCGAGTCAGCACCCTTCAACTGGCCGCTGCCGTTGTCGCGCAGATCGTACCAACGGCCGTTGCTGCGGTAACTGATGAGCGTCGTGCCAGGTGCCGGTGCTGGCAGGATCGTGAGGATGTAGTTGAAGCCACGGTTCTCGGCAGTCACGTTCACGATGGCCGAGTCACACAGCCGGATAGGCGCAGCGGCGGGCGTGAAGGTGACTGTCTTTGAGCCACTGTATGTCGGTGCTCCAGTGGCGATCAAGATCGTGCCACGCGGGTAGTCCACAGTGCCGATCACAGTGGCCCCTGCGTAAAGCTGACCGCCGTAGTCTGTCAGCGTGCCGCCACTGGTGGTGATGCTCAGGGACTCAGGCTTGATCGGGTTGCCGGTGGACAGTGCGCTGCCAGGGCCGAACGATGTGCTGGTGGTGTACGACACCGTGCCGTTCGCTGAGTTGACGATGGCCTCTGCCTGACCAGTGGGGTTCTGGCCGATCAGCGGAATCTCGGTCTGCGCGTTCGGCACAAGCTGCGTGAAGATCGTATCAACCTTCGCAGACACGTCGCCGATAGACACAGCGTCGGTAAGCGGCGTGACACCGTAGTAACGCGATGCGTTAGCAACGACGGTGTCCCGAATCTTCGACTTGTTCGACTCACGCTGGAACAGACGATTGTGGGCCGAGCCCAGGAAGTCATAGCGCAGAGAGTCGCTGATGTCACAGGTGACCACAGTGGCTGTGTAGTCCTTCGGCGTGCTGCCCTCGACATATGTGAAGGTCGAGTCGGTCGCATCGATGTCAGTGATGCGAACGTACTGCTTGACCTCGGACACCTGGCCCTCGTTGTAGACCAGCACGAGGGTCTGTCCGATGCGCGGCAACGGGTAGCCGGGACGCTGGAAGATACGCACGCTGCTCTGACCGGCGATGTGGTTCTCGAACAGGAACCCGGACCACTCGGGACCAGGTGTGAGATACGACTCCATACGGTTCTTCGCGCTGTCACGCACGTCGAACACTTCGCCGGTCGAGAACATGCTCACTGCGACCAGTGGGTCTTCAGGGGGGCTCGCAATGATGACGTTGGATCCCAGGTAGGTGTCGCGGTTGTCGGTATCGACGCGCACGAACACCTTGCGCAGAGACACACGACCACCAGCGCGATCCAGTTCGGACACGTCAGGGAAGATGGCGTTGCTGGTACCGTCAGTGATGATCGTGTCGGTGGGACCACCACCGCCCTCGGGCACGTCATCCATGACCTTTGAAGCTGCGAACTTGATGTCGCCTGAGAGGATTGTCATTGGTTAAATCTCCATCAACCGCAAAGTGACTCGGTAGAAGTCCGAACTGCTCACGTCGGCGTCTGCGAAGTGGACGACAGGCTGTGCCTCAAGCCCTGCGCCGTCCTGGTGTCTGAAAATCACCGTGCGGGTGGTGCCCCGCAGTGTAAGTTCCATCTCCTGACCCGGCGCTGCGGCCCAATTTCGCAGTTGCTGAACAACTGACCTGCGCATCCAGGCGCTGTTGTCGTCCTCGGGCTCCAGTGTGATCGGACGACCACCAGTGCGAGCCGCCACCTGGACAATGAGGGCACCAGTGACAGTGCGCTCTGCGCTCTGCTCCACTGGTGCCCAACTGAACTCGTCCGACCACTTAAGATCGGGGTGCAGGACGACACTGGTTTCGTCTACGTTGAGAATGATGCTCATATGGTCCTTTGTGCAGTCGTCTCGATTCTACGCAGCATGCCCACCAGCGCATCGCTGTCAGCCTGAGACGCAACGCCGATAGCTGTGGTCTGACCGCCGATATTGATGTTCACCGTGCGCGACGCGGAAGTGACAACCTCTGCGCTCTTTGGAGTCGTCACAGCGCCGATAGGCTGGCTGGTGTTCTTGTTCAGCAGGTACTTGCTCGCCGCGTTGCTGAGTGCTGCGTCGATAGTGTCGAACTGACTGTTGCCGAACGTGCGCTGGCCGGGGTTGTTGAAGTACGGCACGTTGCCCTGAGAGTCAGTGAACTGCCGCGCGATGCTCGCAGCACCCTGCTCATCAACCCCCATGCTCTTCAGCTTCGCCAGCAGACTCGCGTAGGTGTTCCCAGCGGCGTTCACCACGTTGCCTGCTGTGTCGCGCACGGTGCGAGCCTCTTCCTTCAGTGCGTTCTCGCGCCGGGTGAGTTCCAGGGCCTTCTCACGGCTCGCGATGTCGCGCTCGCGTGCGCTGATGTTCTCGTTCACCGCTGCGGTGTTTTCCTTTCGGGCAGTGGTCCCGTTGCGGATCGCGTTCACTTCGGCTTGTAGTGCCTTCGTGGACTCGGCCAGTCGCTGTGCGTCCAGCTTCTTCGCCTCTGCGCTGGCAATGGTCGTCTCGATCTGCGTGCGGATGGCCGGTGTCAGAGCGTTGCGAGCTTCCAGACCGGCGAGTTGAGCCTTGGCATTTGCGATAGCAACGTCCGCCTCTTGCGTCATGGCCTCGGCAGACGCCTTACGGGCCTTTATTTCGATCTCTTTCTGCTGGGTTGATGCGTAGGTAGCCAAAGCCTCGTCGCCGCTGCTCTTGGCGAGGGATTCGAGCGACTTGGCGCGCTCCATGTCCAGTGCGAGGGCGGCTTGTGTGACCAGGCTGCGGTTCTGGATAGCCTGGATGTCACGACCAGCCTTGTCGCTGGCATCCTTCATCGCGTCGGCATACAGCCCCCCAGCCTTCGCCGCGATGATGGTCGCCTCAGCCACTTGCTCACGAGTAGCCTTGCCGTTGATCTCCAGAACTTGCAGTGCCTTCAGGCGGGCATGTGCTTCAGCCGCTGCTGTGCTCAACTTGCTGAGTGACGCTGAGTTGTCCTCGTAGGACTGTCGAGTGAGTTCGCGCTGGGCAACCTCGATGCGCAGACCGTCGATCTCTTCCCGTGTGCGAGCAGCCTCTTCCTTGCGCTGTTCGATCAGCCGCTGCTTCTCTTCGATCTTCTTCGCCAGAGCGCCCTCTGGGTCTTTGTTCAGGGCGACCTCTTGCTTGAGCAGTTCGATGGCTTGCGTGAGCCCGACGATCTCAGCCTCGCGCGCCCGACGCTCATCGTTCATGGATTGCAGCTTCGTGCGCGATGCGTTCGTTGACGCTTCAAGAATCTCCCGCTCGTTGCCGGTCAGTTGGGTGACCATCTCGATAGAGCGTGCGCGGAACTCGTTGGACTTGACGACCTTCTCAGCCAGTTCGACGTTGGCCCGCTGAGACTTGTTGTATTCCTCCAGGACGATGACTGCCTTCTCGAAGGTCAGGCCCGTGAGGTTCAGCGCCTTGGCTGTACCAGTCGTCGCCACGGTGAGCGCGGTCTGACCGGCCGCTGCAACACCAGATGCGCCTTGACTGGCAAGCATTGCTTCCGAGTAGGTCGTTACACCGACCGTGGCTGCTCCGACAGCAGCGGCAGTTGACTGCGACGCAGCGCCGACCGCGAGAGTGGCCTTCGCGGCGTTGTTCACCGGGTTCAGGAAGTTGTTGAACGCCTCCGCTTGCTTCGCCAGTCTCTCTGTGGCCTTATCCGTCTCTTGGCGGAAGTATTCCATCGCAGGGCCACCGCGACCCCGCAAGGTCTCAAACACGACAATCGCAACGCGGCCGAACGAGAACAGTCCCTCGGTGAGCACGTTCAGGCCCAGCAGAACGGCCTGTAGGGTACCGCCAAGTATCTTCAGCGCCCCGGTCAATACCTGAGCACCACCGGACTCGGCCATGTTCTGCATGGCCTGCACAAACACACCCTTGAAGCGTTCCCAGGTAGCCGACAGGGTGTTGACCTCGCCACCCAGGCCACGCAGCGCCGTGGTGAGCGCAGGCACCATGCGGCTCGTCAGCAGGCCGCCACTCTCGACGAGTGTGATGAGTTCCTTGTTGGTGACGCCCAGCGCCTTAGCCAGTAGCGGCAGCACACCTGGCAGAGCGTCGCCAAGCTGGCCCCGCAGTTCTTCCATCTGCACAGTGCCCTTGCTGGCTGACTGCGAGATGGCTTCCAGTGCGCGAGATACCTTGTCGCCGCTCAGGCCCAGCGTGCCTGCTGCCTGCGTGACCGCCGCGAACAACTCATTGCTTTGCTGCAATGGAATGTTGGCGGCGTTCAGTGACGTGCTGAACTTGACGAAAGAGTCAGTGATCTGCCCGACGCTGATACCGGCCTGACTGGCGGTGGTGCGCAGGAACTCGATCTGCTTGCCAGCAGTGTCTGCGCTGCCGTAAATCTGCGTGAGACCGAGCCGCATGCTCTCGATCTGCTTCGTGGCGGTGAAGAACGCACTGCCCAGGCGCTGCACGACCTCGACCAGTGTGAAGGCCGCTGTGAACTGACCGAACGTGGTCTTCAGCAGGTTGGTCGCCTTATCCATGAACGTGAGTTCGTTGGATGCGGCACGAATCTGGCGCTCCAGGTCTTTGATGCGGTTGTTGCCACTCGCCAGGGCGGCATCGAGTTCGACGCCCGTGAGGCCCGCAGTGCCACGCAGCGTGTTCATCGCCGCGCGCACACGTTCGATCTCTGTTTGCAGTTCGCCGACGCTCTTTGCACCCACAGTCGAGAATGCATCGCGGATCGAGTCGGAGACGCGCTTCGCCTCAGCCTGCGCCTCGCGCTCGGCCTGCTGCACACGCTCGAAGTCGCGGATGATGCCATCGGCCTCGGCACGCGCAGCCTCTTGCATGCGACGGCGAGTGTTCTCGACGACGATTGCCAGCTTCTCTTCTTCTGCCGCACGCTGCTTGTCCAGTGCGATTGCCTCGCGCTGCTGCTCGTCCAGTTGCTTCGCTGCGGAACCGGCCTTGTTCAGCGCACCCAACAGAACAACTTGCGCGTTGGCGAGGTCTTCCGTCGCCACGCCAGCATCTCGTAGCGCCTTCTTCGCGTCTTCCAGTTCGCTGTTGCGAGCCGACAGTGCTGCGCGCTCTTCGTCGGCCGCACGCGAGGATGCGCGGTACTTCTTCTCAATCTCACCTTCAGCGGCAGACGCCTGGTTCGTGGCATCTTTGGCTTCGTTCAGTTGATCCTTGAGCGCACGCACCGCCTGCTCGGCAGTAAGTTGTTCGCGGCGCATCTGCTGGATCGCAGCCTGGTACGCATCGGTGCTCTTCGTGTCGGCGTCGGTCTCAATGCGTTTGAGCCGGATCGCGTCCTTGATCGACTGAAGGGCCTGCTGTGACGTGCGCAGTTCGTTGCGCAGTTGCTGTTCAGCGTCCCCTGCCGAGCGCGAAGCTGCGCTCAGTTTTTGGAGTTCCCCGTAGAGAACCTGAGTCGTCTCAGCGGCTGTATTGTTGGATGCGGACAGTTGCCGCACGTCGTTGTCGAGTTCGCTGAAGGCTTCCAGCACCTTCGCCTGCTGGCCGAGCTTCGCAATCTCGTCGGCCAGTTTGTTGAACTCAGGTGCCGCAGCACCACCCTGCTTCGCCAGGTCGCGTACACCGGCCTCAAGTTGTTTGATGCCCTCTTCGCCCAGGGTGGTGACCCGCAGGGCGACTTCCACATCACGACGATTCGCTGTTGCCATTCATGTTCCCCAAAAGAAAAGGCCCGCCGAATTGCGCAGGGCGGGCCTTTTGGCATGGGGCCTGCGCCCCTGTCGTGAGTTCTGCGCTTTAGGTCGTGCGCAGATCGACGGTGAAGGGCTCGGTGAAGCCGGTGGGCGTCTTCATGCGACCCGGCAGCGACACGGTGTTGAAGTCGTTGCTCAGGAAGTCGAAGGCCGAGTCGGCGGCGATCACGCCCTCGTACACGTTCACGATGCAAGGCAGACCGTCAGCCTGGTTCTTGCCGTCCAGCATGAACTTCGCGCGAACGTCGGCGTTCGTGGCACCTGCGATCTTCGTGCCGCTGATGGCGGCGTGCGCGAAGTCCACTTTCAGCGACTGGTCGGCAGTGATCGCACCATCGGCCAGGGCCTTGATCCAGCCGAGTTCGGTGTTGACGATGTAGTCTGTGCCGTTCACATAGGTCGTGCTCGCGGCGCTGTTGGTGACCACCACAGTGCTGACCTTGGCCTTGGTCAGCGGCACCCAGATACCGAGCTTGGCGGTGACGACTTCATCGGTCACAGTGCCAGAGTTCTGCGTGATCGTGGTGTTCGTACCCAGCAGGGCCAGAGCCAGGGAGTCCTTGTTCACTTCTGGCAGTTCGACGTTGAAGTCGGACGGCTGGGCCAGTGCAACGGACTCGATCACCTGGCCGTAGCTGGACTTGCCACGAGAGGTCAGTTCCTTGAGTTCCACGTTCGGCTTGATCTCGAACTTGGACGCTTCGTAGGGACCGACCCAACCTTGCGCGACACCACCGACGATCCGGTTGATGTAGAGGTCACCGGACCCGAGAAAACCGCGTGCTGCCATATTGATTCTCCAAAATGTGGGGCGCCTGAACTGGCTCTAAGACCCTTGCAGTGTGCCTATCAGGCTTCGGCTCAACCTGCGGGTAAATTTCGGTCAGGGTGCGCTCAAGTCCTCGACGTACTCGACCTCGATGTAGATCACAGCCTGGACGATTGGCACGCTGTCGGCACGCGGGCCGATGTTGCGACCCTTGTAGGCCACGCGGCGCACCTTGCGCGTCAGCGATGAGTCCTTGTCCTGGAAGATGGCGCGCTTCATGTCCTTGATGATCTGGTGCGCAGCATCGTTCGGTTGCAGCGGGTCGCACGGCGCGTAGCCTGCCAGTGCGTACTGCTGAGTTATGTGCGCAGTGGCGTTCAGTCGGCTCGGGTTCTCGCGGACATCCTCGTCGCCTTCGATCAGGCTCACACACGGCACGTCATCGTCGGACACGGCCACACGGCCGCGATAGACCCGCTGGCCCATGTTGGTGTTGTACCCGTTGCTGGTCAGGATCGTCGCAAGGCGAGTGCTGAGTTCCTGCGCCACTTCGGTTGCGCTGCTGTAGACGCTCATAGGATTTCCCTCATAATTTTCTGCGCTTCTTCAGCCACGGCGTTCGACAGGTCTTCCGTCACGTCGTCGATCAGCAGACCAGCCTGCGTGCGGAACAACTGGTAGACCGATGGGCCGAGCCGGTGCTTGTACTTGACCTCACCAGCCCTGCGCGTGAACACCCCAAGCCCGTTGCCGTTCTTCAGCGGCATGGTGAAGCTGTTGCCACTGGAGACTACCTTTCGGGCACCGCGCAGAACCTCGACCGACACTCCAGCCTGCTTCATACCAGGTGCGATGCCGCGTGACTTGTCGCCCTTTGCGCGCTTCGGGTTGGCCGCTGCCGTCACCAGTTGCTTCGGGTCGTAGCGGCCCAGCGGCGTGCCTACGTAGTTCCTGGAGGACTTGTAGGTGGTCGCGGCAACGAACGCCTCGACGCGAGCCGCGTTGGTCGCTGGCTCTACCCGCAGGCGCTGCCGAACGTAGGGGTCGGTCAGGTTCACGCCACGGACAATGTTGTCGCGCGCTGTCTGCTCCAGTTGCGTCGCCGTGCGGTTCACTGCATCCAACGTGGCCGCACCGAGACGAGCAGGATCAATGCGCTCCATGTCGTTCGCAAGCGCGCTGATCTGCGCCACGTCGATCTCGATGAGACGCTGGTTCGCCATCAGACTTCGCTCACCAGGTAGCGCACGTTGTAGCCGTTGTCGGCGAAGAAGCGGCCGACGATGTAGCTCGCGGTAACCACGCCGTTCTCGTCCAGCATTTGCAGCGAGTCGCCCTGCTTCGGGCTCTTCGCTTTGTCGATGGTAGCGATGGAACGCGAAAACGCGGCGTCGTGATCGCCTACCTGTTCGTAGACCTCGACGCCGTGCTCGATGTGGACCTTGCCTGCTGGCGCACCACGTAAAAGAGCGTCCGTGCCCAGCAGGCGACGGACGCTCGACGTGGCACGCGCGAATGGATCGCGCATGATGGCTTAGATCGAGAGTTCGACCACCGCCGAAGGACGGGTGCAGAAGTTCAGCGGGTTGGACTGAGCTTCGAGTTCCACGCGCTTACCAGGCTGTTCGATCCACTGCCTGGCGTAGTACGGCAGACCGATGGTGTTCACGGTCTCCACATAGTCAGCCGGAGCATAGTGGGTGACGAACAGGTCAGACACGCCCAGCGGGATCGCGTAGGCCTTGTTGGCACCAATGAAGCGGGTCGAGCCGACCTTGCCGCGATATTCCTCGAACATCACGCCAGCGAACTCGAACATGCCGCCACCGCCGACGTTGCGCTGCTGGGTGCGCAGGAACTCGCCGTCGATCCAGCGGTCGTAGGCTTTCTCGACGGCCGGATGGGTCACCAGGGCGTCGAAGAACTCGGCCGAGCACATCACATGCAGGCCGGTGTACTGGACGCCGCCCAGCTTGTCTTCGACCAGGCGTTGCAGGTCGGTACACTTCTGCTTGACCTTCGTGGTGTCCGAGTCGAGAACGAAGTCCAGAGTGGACTGCGTGACACCGAACTCGGTGAACAGGTCCAGCAGAACGGTCGTGCCGTCAGAGTCAGCACCTGGCCCTTGACCGCACCCATGCGCTGCCATTCAATGGTCACGTCATTGTCACGCTTCATCTTGGCGAGCTTCTGGTTCACCACCGTCTGCACAGTGGTCACTTCGCTCTCGGTGCCAAACGCGCGCAGGTTTTGCAGGGCGTCAGCGTTGATCGCGTCACGCTGCGGCAAATGCACGGTGCTCAGGTTGCGCAGGTTGCGACGGTCAATACCCTTGACCTGGCCGGACGAGCCGCGCGGTGCAGAAGGCACCAGGCTCAAGGTCAGGCCGACCTTCTCGACCGAGACGGTCGTGGTCGAGATGCCGCTTTCGCTGAACAGGCCGAGACGACCCAAGCGACCAGGGACGTGCGGCAGATCGTTGATCGCCGTGGTGAGCTGAGTCAGCGAAAAGGCGTCGTCGTTGAAGATGTCGAGATGCATGATTACTCCTATTTGAGTTCTGGTTGGCCCGCCGATTACCGGCAGATGATGTTCAGAGCCGCCAGTTGCAGCTTCGCAGCCGCATCAATGCCGGTCAGTTCCGCTTCGATCACTTCGGCCATACGGACGATTGCGACCGCCTTCTGGTCGGACGCAGAGTCCGGTGCAGCGGCATACAGCACACCAGCCGCGACGGCTGCGCCGTTCGTTGCTGCCGAGTCGTAGGCCACATACTTGCCAGAACCTGCTGCCACGGTGATGTTGAACTGGTCACCAGAGGCAAAGTCGGTTGCACCATCGGCCAGCGTGAACGCCAGGCCACCAGCACTGAAGGCAGCGGCCACGTCACCGTTGCCGATGATGATGCCGTCCGGGTCTTCCACGACGAACGCGCCAGCGTTGGACGCAGGTTCGACGATGGTGAGCTTGTAGACACCAGGCTTCGCGCCCAGGCTCAAGGTCACGCTGCCCATCGTGCCGTTGCCGGTGTTACCAGCGACGGCGGCACTGGTCACAGCGCCAAGGGTGATTTTTCCGAGCACCGTGCCGGGGACCAGGGCCGCAGCAGCCGAAGAGATCGTGACCGTCTCCCGGCTGATCGAACCATTGCCCTCGGAGAGCAAAAACTCGCCGGTGTGCTTGCCTTCATTCAAAACGGTCATTTTCAGACTCCTGTGGTTTGCTTGTTACGCTTGGCCCAAATACCAGCAACCGTATCCGACGGGCCTGCGCTCTTGTTCGTCGGTTGGTTGTTCTTCGGCGGTGCCGTGTCAATGTGCTTGTCGCCCTCGGCCAGCTTCGCGGCAAGGTCAGCACGCACATCAGACAGGCTCTTCAAGTTCGTGATGTAGTCAGTGGCCTTGTCAGCCTTGCCCACCACCTTGCACAGCGCCTGGATTTCACGCGCTTCTGAGATGCGGGCCTGCACATCTTCGATCTTCACGAAGGCCAGAGCCCACGCACCAGCGTGAGCCTCGAATCCGGCAGCGCGTGCCAGTTCGGCCACGCTGTCAGCGAACGCAGAGGTCGGTGCCGGATTCGGCAGCTTGTTCTGCGGCGTGTTGTCGCTCTCGGGGTCTTTCTTCTTGAAGAACGCCTGGATGTTCGCGGGTTGATCGGCAAGATCAAACTTGGCGGTCATCTCGATAGCGTCGATGATCTCGTCAGCAAAGCCGTTGTCCAGGGCTTCCTGCGCGGTCATAAAGGTGTCGGTCGCCAGCATGTTGCGGATGTCCTCATCCGACTTGCCGGTGCGCTTCATGTAGGTGCCGACCAGGCTGTCCTTCACCTTGTCGAGCACATCCGCCATCTCGCGCATGTCGTCGGAAGTGCCGAACACGCCGCCCGAGGGCGAATGGACCATGACCATCGCATTCGCAGGCATGGTGATCTTGTCAGCGGCCATCAGGATCACGCTGGCGATGCTAGCCGCGATGCCCATGACGGTTGCGTTGATCGTCTTGCCGTTGGCCTTGGCAGCGTTCAGCATGTTGTAGACCGCGATGCCATCAAAGACGTTGCCACCGGGAGAGTTGATCTCCAAGTTGATGATGTTGGCTTTGATTGCTCGGAACTCACGGCCGAAGTCTGCGGCCGTGACACCCCAATAGCCGATCTCATCGAAGATCACCACTGTTGCGGGCGTATCTTCCGATGCGGCGTTTTGAATTGAATACCAGGGGCGCTTCATTGCGTTGTCCTTTGCTAGTGTTGCGGATTGTGAGAGGCAGGCAAGGTGTTTGCCTGCGGATAAATTTCGGTCAAGTCTTGTCGGACGGTGGCTGAGCGTTCGAGAACTTGCGTTCAGCGAACTGCTCGAACATGGTCACAGCCCTCGTCCCCATGTGCCCACAGATGCCGGTCAGGGCACCTGTCAGCAACGGTGGGAAGCTGGCCCACTCGCATATCCAGAAGCACAGCAGACCGGCGAGGGCGCTGGTGCTGAGTTCACCGACCAGGTGATTGATCGACCACATGGGTATCTCTCCACGACGCACCTTGGAGTACCAGGCCGCGAAACCACCCAGCAATGCGACCCCCAAGGTGAGGCCGTACTGCTTCAAGCTGTAGTCAAGCGGCGAGCGATCCTTCGGCTCGGCGTTGGTGATGATCGGTGCCAAGAGGCACAGCGCAATGATGATCGTTGCGATGAAGCGCATGGTTCACCAATTACTGTTCACCGCCAGTGGTGGTGAGCACGTTCGACAGCACTTCACCAGTAGTACCGCGCACGTTGCGCGCAGACACACCACACTTATATGAAACCGACTCTGACGTAGGGCCGTAACTGCTGGACGTTGCTCCAGGTATTGCAACGTCGTTCGCGTACCACTGATAACTGAACGTGATCGGAGTGCTGCCGCGCCAAGCCCCTGTGTCGCAAGTCAGAGTTGAATAGGGATCAGCGCTGCCTGTGACAACAGGGGCCACCGTGTTCACCGGCTCACCGTAGTTCGCACTGCTGCGCTCGTTAGCGACCGTCCAAGCATTCACCAGCGCAGAGATGCGCAGTTTGCCGGTACCACTTGGGTCTTGAATGGCAGCAATGTGCGTCTGACCATCACGAATCAGGATGTCCATGCGCGTGCCGCTGACGATGTGGTGATCGGTAGCTGCTGCGGTGACACTTGCGTCGCCAAGTTTGAAGGACGCAGAGGCACCAACGGCCACTATGGAGATCGCGCGAGCATTCGCTGGCAGAGCAACGCGGGCGCTACCAGAACCAATCGCAACTTCAGTTGCAGCACCGAGGCCGCTCAATCCAACAACATTTTCCATGACTACCCCTTTCAAAAATCAGTTGTGCCAGCCAATGCTGACTTCGTAAGCCCACTGACGGGCACAGTGGTTTGTTTGGCCGAAAAAGCGAAACACGGCGTCGATTGCGTTAGCGGTCCAGCCCCAGACCGGGTGACCTTTTACGCGCATGCGGTGGGCTCGGCTGGATAGCGTCTCGCGCCAGACACCGCCCAGCAGGACGTTGACGGCCCGATCCGGCAGGATCAAGATGGCCAGGATGTGGGGCAGGCAGTCCATGGTCAATGCACAATCACTGCGATTTCAGCCCGGCCATCGGGCAGGATGCG